TCAACAAGCCCTTGCAGTTGTAGAGTTGATTGCCAATACTGCCATCACTGTATCAAAGGCCGCTGCCGAGGGTGGTGTCGCTGCTGGTGTAACGATTGCCGCTGCCTTAATTGCATTAATTGGAGGTTTAGCCGCTGCCAGAAGTATTGCAAGTCAAGCCGCTTATTACGATGGTGGAGAGTTTGGAGGAGGTTACACAGGTGATGGTAATCCACGTGAAGAAAGTAGAGCTATTGGAACTAAGCCTTACACATACCATAAAAAAGAGTTTATTTTTAATCACGAAAAGACTGCCAGAAACATTGATATATTCAGAGATATACATCAAGGTAAGTTAGACCTTAGGGAAATGAAAAACAAGGCAGAGTCTTTTGATGAAATGAAAATGTACCACTTGAATAAAGGTGCAGACATATTTTATAAACCGTTACCAGACAATAATGAATCAATAAAACAATTGGAATCTAAATTTGATGACCTTATTAGAGCAGTTGTTCAACAAGACCGTTTGAAATTAAACATTGACGAGGGTGGTATTCACGGAATAGTTAGTAGATTTGAGGCAAGACAAAACACCATTAAAGATTTAGCCAAATAAAGATGTTAGTATATTTAGACAATATTCCATTAGCGTATCCAAGTCCAGCCTTAACGAAGCCTAAATTCACGTTAAGGAAAAAGGATGAAACAGGTGAAACGGCTTTTAGTTTCAGTGGTGATATGGTTTTTGAAGGTAGTGATTACGATTATATTTATAATAAATTAGTGGTTCTTCCGAGTGCCATAGATGACCAAGTAGAATTAAAATTTGTTGATGATTGTTGCACTATTCCAAAGACATATTTATTTTGGATTAAGCCTGAGAGTCTTAAATGGTGTGAGAATTCTTGTAGTATCACAGGAGCAGCCGTAGAAGCGACACTATCACAAGTTCAATTGAATTGCCTTAAGAATACTTTAATTTATGACGATTGGAATGGGTTCAAGTCAATGCAGCATCCTAGAATGTCTTATTGTAATGAGTTGAGACCTGATTGGCTACATGACCTTCTAATCATATTAACCATTGCAACATGGACTTCTTTCCTAACAATAGGACCTATCCTTATTGTGATTGCGACAATCATTGTTATCATTAATTTTATAATTGGAATCAATAACCAAATAATAAATGCAATCAATACACTTTTACCATCAGGCTCTGAAATAAATACCGTTGACCCTATTGATATAGATGGTGACCCAACCACAAATGCCTATGCGGAGTTTGATAATTGGATTAACAAACTATTGGCAAATTCTTTTGGCTGCGGTAGAAAGCATCCAAGCCCTTTAGTGAGAGATTATGCCTTGAATGTTTGTGGTAAGTGTAGTATAAACTTTCAAAGTTCAATATTAACAGACCCTAATTCACCTTATTATAATTTAGTTTACCATAATGCTCCGGTAAATAAAGGTGTCGACCCTACTGATACGACGACTTATTGGATTGATGAAAATAAGCCGTTGCTAAATGGTACAAAGTTTTTTAATCAAATCAAAGCTCCATTTAATGCTGATTGGAAAATACAAAACAGCGTATTAAGATTTGAAAGACGTGACTTTTTTGTACCTACAACACCTTGGCTTGATTTAACAACCTTGCCTGAAAAACAAATAATAAAAGTTTGTTGGAATTGGACTAAAAAGGATAGGTATTCATACGGTAATTTTTACTATCAAAAAGATGGTGTAAATTGGGTTGGTAGTGAGGCAAATGATAGGTGGGGAGATATAGTTGAGTGGAATAATCCTTACAGTAATCTACAAAAAGATGAATTTTTACCTTTAATACCTTTTAGTCCTTGTCGTTTTAGAGATGATGGTATTGACCGAGATGTTCTTACGTTTTATGAAAGTTTACCTACAATATCAGGACTAATAGGTCCATATAAACGTTCAATCATATTAAATTCACATACTTGTTTCACGCCAATGCTTTTAATTTGGGACGGACAAGATAAAGCGAATGCCAAGGTTAATAACTCTTATTATCCTCCAGGTTATTTAGCAGCGACAAATGAGTATTTCAACTATCCTATGTGGATTAAAGCAGGATATCCAGATAATTTATACGACCGATTTTGGTTTATAGAAAATCCACGCTATTCTAATTGGAAAGGTTTTGACTTTGAAGCTCAAATCTTATTTACTTGTACTGAAATAAATGCCTTAAATTTAGATGGTATGGTGATGACAAGTAAAGGACCAGGTAAAGTAGATTCAATCAATATTGATTATAGTACAAACACAATGATTATAAAAGGCACAGTATAATGGCAACGATATATAACCTAACACAGACACGTTCAAACATTAAAACACTTTTACCACAAAGTGGAGTTTATAAGACTTGGAATAATGTAATAAGCGCGATAAATGTAAAAAACAGAATAGGCGAATTAAAAAGATTAGAATTTGAAGTTGTAAGTGATGTCGCTTTAAATTCTGCAAATGTTTATTTGAATCCTGCTTTGTTTGTTGCTAATGGCATTATAGGACCTACGGGTGGTGCTGGCTCTCATTATTGGTCTTATCCACTTCCAGCAATATTGACGCCTGGAAATGTATTTACCTGTGCTTTATCTACCACAGGAACATCTGATGTTGATTTGATTAGAAATTTTTCAATTAAAATAACTATTATAAATGATTTCAATATCAAAATTGTTTTTGATTATACTCAAATCTATGATACAGATGGTTATTTAGATTTTAATAATGAAAGTAATCACGATAAATTATTAAAAGACAAAAAAAATGCACCTGCGGAATTAACTGTGGCTGGTTCAAGTGTTTACAATTCAGTTAAAAGAGATGCTCGACTATATATGTATGTCGAGAAGCAAGGTAGCCCTTTAGATAATGGATTTGTAAGCCTTAAGGTTATTGATTATACCGCAGGCTTCTATAACCATAACCAATTACAAAGCCCGCCTTATTTTACTAATCCTAATTGGATTCTTGAGCGTGGTGCAGTTATTAAAACCAATTTAAGTAATGTCATTGATACCGATGTTACATTTAAAGTAGATAGTCCTTCAACTGTTTCAAAAGTTGTAATGTGGTTAATAAGAACCGATAAATTTGATAATTTTGTTGACTTTCAATTCAATTATGAATATGATTTACAAGAAATTGAAACATCAAGCACGAGTTCAACTGCCATTTCTGCACCAATGACGTCACCTGTGTTAGATTCAGGAACAACTTTCAAAGTTACATTCAAAATAAAAGCATCATTATTGACATATAATGCAAAATATAGAATGATTGCACTTGTTTACAAAAAAGATGGTGAAGACGATGGCAATTATGATGTCAATAGTTTCATTAGTGAGGAAATTATTGTTAATGAAATACCTTGTTATTATGGTAATGGTATAGACTTTTTTGGACGTTTAAGTGATTATAATCGAGAGTTTGATGGTAATCGTTTAGAATGTGTTATTGAAGAAAGACTTCGCTCCAAATTGCAAATGGAATACCCATTAGATAAATGGAAGAACGACATCTTTAATCGTTTAGGTTTAGTGGTACCTAATGATTTGCGTAAATATTTGTCAGAGATAACTGTTGAAATCTATGAGGAACACAATGACGTTCTTTTAGGTACAATAAGAAACATTTATGATTTAAAAACTGCCGTTAAGTCTGGACCTTTGACATATACAGTACCATCAGGCATGACATTATCTTTTGCCACAAATGAATGTGAGTTTTGGTATGACTTCCGTAACCGTTATGAATCAGGAACGTTGAATTTACAGACATTAGTTAATGGCATAAATGTAACGCCACAAATGGATAACCAATATTGGGGAGGTAAAAACCTTACATTAGATTGGAAACTTAAATTCAACTATTTTGATTACTTTGCTCCTTTTAGTGATGAGATTATCTTTAGACAGTTTTTAGATATTAAAGATTATGGGCAAATAGCAATATTAAACCAAATACCAGAAGGTGGTAGTGACCTTGATTTAGAAAAAACAACCTTTTGTCAAGGTGATTTAATGTGTCTTTTTGGAATAGTAACTCCAACAGATAGCAGCGACCCAGAAGATTATCGTTTAATAGTAAATATAGAAAAGTCACCAGGAAACATCTTAACTATTGAAGAGGCAGAAGCCTGGGTTGGTAGTGAATTAACACAATTAACCACAGATAAAATTTATGCGGAAGAAGTTCAATACGGAACAACCTTAGAAAATAGTGCAAGGTTTTGTGTCAATACAAATAAATTATTATTAAATTCGCAATATAAGATTTCAGTTCTTGCTAAGAAATTTGTTGATAGATGTCGTAGAGTAACAGAAGTTTCTGACCCAAGAAAAACAGAATATGGTTCACAAAGAGTAATTGAAAACTGTAATAATTAAATAAAATGGTTGACAAAAAAATATCGCAATTAACGCCAGCACCTACGCTACCTCTTAACCCTGATACACAGGTTGAGATTGCAGTTCCTGACATTAGTTCTCCAACAGGTTATTCTACTTTTAGAACACCGATAACTGATTTAAGTAAAAAGGTTGTTCAAATACCTAATTTACAGTTAGGTCTTTCAATGGGACGTCATGATGAACAAAACACCATACCAAAAATAAGAGCCTATTTCAATCCTTGTGATACTGAATTTTTAAATCATAATCCTCAAATTTGGTTATTTAGATTTAAGAAAAGCAAAGGAAAAAGAGTAAATGGTTTTTTTCCTGTAAAAGATTCAAGACTTAGAAAATCACACAATCATTTTTGTCATACAGTACATCAAAACGGAGTTAATTTTCCAGGTAGTAACTTATATGGCGGTAAAATACAAGATGCTGGTGGAACTGATTTACCTGGCAGAGATACAGAATTTGGTTGTCCAACTGAATTTTATGAAACATTGGAATTAGGTGTTAATCCAGACCAATGGGTATCTTCTCCACTTAGTTATCCTTTCACATTGAATATACCAACATATGGAGACCGATTTGTTTCAAATGCTTATTTTTACGGTGTAGCTGCAAAAGATAATTCATTGCCAGTTCCTCCATATAGTCCTGGTAGATTAAATAAAGGTCCAAGGTCTTTAGTTTTTTGTTTTGCCATTGTTATTGACAATCCAGATACGACAAGTCCTTACAAAAAATTAATAGGTCCAATGAGTGATATTGTTGTTTATTTTCCACAATATATTAAATCAGGAGACCCTAACGAATTTAGATATATTAAATGGAGTGTTAAACGTTCATCACAATTAGGTAAATTTAGATATGTACCATAAAGTATTAAAACTAAAGGGTCGCTTTTCCTTGAATGCGGCTTTTAGAAGTCGCTTTTCCTTGAATGCGGCCGTTCGCGGTCGCTTTTCCTTGAATGCGGCCCTTTAGTTTATTTTTTTAAGAAAATGAGTTGTCAATTTATAGTACCAATAAATTACGTTCCTCAATCAGATGAAACGTATATCCAAAAAAAGAATTTCTTTATTAAGGATTGTAAAAGCCAATTGGTACCTGAGGAGTGCGCCTTATGGAACTTTAACCACTGCCACAATGATGACAACTATTGCAACCCTTTTGTAGATGGTGATAAAATTTACTTCCAATACTTTGTTGAGGATAATAAATACTTCTATGCTATTGCTGAAATCATAAACACCGAGACTGGTGAAGTTATTCCATCTCCTGGTACAGTAATTGAGAATGGTAAAGACAAAAACCAGCAAGGATATACTAATTATATTTTTGATACCAAAGATGCCATAGGAATTGATTGCATTAGGTTTAAGATAAGAGCTTATAAATGTAATTTAAACATAAGAGAGGGTGACTTTGGTGAGTGTTATGACCAATATAGGTTAGATAATCCTACCGCAACCCAAGCTCAAGCCATCGCACATTGTTATCCTTTATGGTGTGATAAGTATGATGATATTTGGAGTGAATTATTTTGCCGTGTTAAGTGTAATCAACCGACCTTATTATTAACGGGTTCATATACCAAGTATGATTGTGATGGTAATTATTATGGAGCATTTACCAATCTAAAACCTAATACTTACATACCACAAATAAGAATACCAGGCACTATTGAATTAAATGGTTACACATTTGATGAAACAGTTTCTAACCATGTTAGGAAAACGGTTACACAGAAAAAAACATATCTTTTTAGAAGTAAAAAATTACCACCTTATGTAGTCAACATAGTTGCTAAGGTCTTTGGTAGCAAAGAGGTTAAAATAGATGGTAACATTTATGAGGGTGCGGTTTCTTTAGATAAAAACTTTGAAGAAGGCCAAATGTGGATATTAAAGCAATCGCTTATCCAAATTTGTGATGAAAATAACTTTACTTGTCAATAAAATTATCCGTTTGTAAGCATTTGTAAACGGATATTTTTTATATTTGTATAGTATTAATCTCAAAAATTTAAAATCATGCAAGTTTGTAAACCTGAATGTGTTAAGTCAATCCCAGCGACGGATTGGGCTAACGGATGTAATATCACCACTCGTCCTGGCGGTATTGCTCGATTAGCATTTTTAAAATGTGACCCTAACTTGGATTTTCCTTTTCCAGGTGAATGGACAAATTTAGAAAATGTAAAATGGGCGATTTGTAACGGCTACCTATACGTTACAGGAAAAATCTTAGGTCAAAAACCAAAAGGCTCGTTTACAAAAAGACGATTGTCAAGTTGTTCTCCAGAGGAAACGATTAGCGGTGCTAAGACTGTTACCTTCCAAGATTATAACGCTGATAATGTTAACTTGGTAGACTTTGATTTTTGGGATGCGGTTATCGCCAATAAAAAATTCTTATTCTTCAGCTGGATTACTTGCGACGACCGTTGGTATCAGTATGCTGGTGAGTGGGATATTGAATTGGACGAAGTTGAAGAAGATACTAAAGACGGTAAGTCTTTCTTCGATGGTGCAGTAACAATGGCAACTAAGGATTTAATTAAACCTATCATCGTACCAGGTTTATTAGATACTATTGCACAGTTTAATTCAGCTGATTGTTATTCATAGTATTTTGAAAAACGGAGTCTTAATAATTGCCTTAGGGTATCCTTTATATGGTTCGTGTGCCTTTAATTTAGCAATGAGTTTAAAGGCATACGATACCGATATAAAAGTGGCTGTATTGCACGATAATAGTGCTTTAAATGAACTGACAGACAAAGAAAAATCTTTGTTTGATGTTTTAATACCAGTCAAAGAAGAGGTTTATACCTTTGGTAATTCCAAACAATACCAATTCATTAAACTTTGTGTTGATTTATATACACCTTTTGAAAATACCACTGTCATTGATGCTGACACCATTTGGTTTCCAGATAAAAAGTTCAGTTGGTTCTTAGGTGAAATGATGCATCATGATTTTTACATTGGATACAATGGAGAGTTTGACGTTAGGAAAAAAGTATCAAGAACCATGAACTATACCTATTGGGGAGACCCTTTAGAGATAGTTAAATTCTACGATTTAAAGAATGATATGCCACAAACAGTTAGTGGTTTATTCTTTTTTAAAAAATGTGATTTTACTAAAAATTTATTTGAAAAGTGTCGTAAAATCTACAAAGAAGACTCACCCAATATACCTTGGGCAAATGGTAAACCAGATGAATTCTGTTTTAATGTAGCATTAAGCCAATTGGGCTATAAGCAAGAAAAGAACCACGTCGTTTATTTTGATAAGGTTTGCGGAGTGCAATCTTATGAAAGTATTTACGGCAATTATTGGTGTATGGCAAATGGAGGCGCAAAGTGCGAACAATTTGTGGTTAATTTATATAACCGATTAGTTAAAAAATATGCCATTAGACTTGGCTTTGAGAACTTACATTTCCACACGAATAAAAACGAAGTTATACCTGAACGAAAAGCATTTTAATTATGTTTGAAACTATTGAGGAATATATCATACACCTTTTTGAGCTTCCACCATGTGAAGAACAAGCTGATTGGATAAAAGTTTTCTTGGATATGGCAGTTCATACCAGAAAAAGATGCCCAAAAGAATTGTTATTAGCAACAAGACCTAATGAGGAGCCTCACATTTTAAGATACCGTTTAGACAATTACGAACCTATTACATACGGGTCAATGAATAAAGCTCTTGACGATTTATTCCGTATGTTTAATGATATTAACTATTCAATCAAAGTTGATGACAAGGTAAGGGAATACATCAATAAGAACTTATTCTACGGATTCACCTTAAATTTATTTTTGCAAAAAATTGTTCTTAAAAGAATGATTGAAGACCCTAATGGTTTCCTTGTTTGGATGCCAAGTGGTTTAGGCCTTGTTGATAGTTCACAAAAAGTAGAACCAAAACCTTATTTATTATATTCAGATAACTTTATTTATCGTGATGATAATATTTGGATATTCTTATCAAATGAAAAATCTCCTTATAAAGATAATTCGGATAAGATGCAGTTTGGAAAAGTTTATTGGTTATTTACCAAAGAACAAATTGTAAAGGTATTCCAAACGGGCAGCAACGAACAAGAGGATTGGGAAAGTGTTATTTTCTATCAACATAAATTAAATGATTTTCCTGTCATTGTATTAGGTGGTGATATGAATGCAGATGGATTTTATGAAAGTTATTTTGCTCCATATTTAGCATTTGGAAATCAAGCTATACGCCAATTCAGTGATTGGCAAGCCATTATGGTAACAAGTAGTTTCCCTTATATCGAGGACTTCGTTACTGAGTGTGAAATGAATGCTCAGGTAGATAGATATCCAGCAGACCAGTCTAATACGGATGAAAAATATTCTACCAATGTAATATTAAAACCTTTTAGCAAAGGACCTCACGGTGTTGTTTTGCGTCCTATACCAAGTGATAATGATAAATTAAATTTCAGTGGTGTGTTAGATGTAAACACTCCAAGTAGACGTTTTATTTCACCTGATATTGAAATTGCCAAATACGCTGGAGACAGTTGGGAAACTTTAATTGGAAAGGCAGAGAACGCCTTAAATTTAAATCTCACACAACCTAACCAAAGCGGTGTGGCTAAGGAATTTGATAATGAAAGTAAATATTCAATGATTAATAAAATAGGTAATAACTATTTTGATAACATTTATTTAAAATCATTGCAATTGATTAGTGGTTATTTAAAAAATAGTGAATCAGATACAACTGTATCAATTGGTAAACCTACAACTTTCACAATCAAAACTGAATCAATGTTAATTGACCAGATTGCTAAATTGAAAGAAAAAAATGCTCCATCAATGTTCTTGAGTGAAGCAACTGTTGACCTTGCTCGTAAAATGTTTAGTGGTGATGATTTATCTAAAAAAATATTCACTATTATTTCCGTTTACGACCCTTTATTTATCTATACAATAGGTGAAAAGGAGTCAATGTTAATGTCTAACGGTATTACTAAGGAACAGTACATGACTTCCGTTTACATTTATAGTATTTTACATCAAATGGTAGATGAAAGTTCTGAGGAAACTTTTATGACAAAAGATAACAAGGCTTTATATGAAGAAGTGTTGGCAAGAGTTGTTTTATTATTACCAAAGACAACACCTTTAACTAATCCAGATGGAACGGTTCAATAATGGCAATAACCAAGATATTAAATGAGGGTGACAAAATACTTGACACCAGCGAAACAAATTTTTTAAAATCCGTCAAGGCTGCTGAAAATCTTTTGTATAAAGAAATATCTAAAATTTTTGAGGCTGTTGATGTTACTAATGGCAAGCTAAAGAATAACGAGAAAGCACGGTTATTTTTACTTTCATTAGATAAACGTATCACAGACGCCCTTTACAATTCACCTTATAAGAGTGCGGTTGTGAACCTTTTAAAGGATTATGATAAAATAGCTTTAAACAATATTGAACTTCAAGCAGCGGTAAACGGAGAGAACATTTTATTCTCACAAATAAACGGCATCAAGCAAATTGAAGCCAATAACACCTTGGATAAATTACTTGGCAATGGTATAAGCAAAGACTTTATCGCACCAATTAGGGAAAACCTTTATCGTAATATCCTTGTAGGAAGTTCAATCGAGGATACTCAAAATTCTATTAAGGATTTTATAATCAGTACGCCTGAGAAAGATAGCCGTTTATTAAGATATGCAAATCAAATAGGACGTGATTCAATCATGCAATTTGATGGCGCTATTCAACAAAACATAGCTTCTGAGCTTGATTTGCCCGATTACTTATATACGGGTAGCCTTATCATTGATAGTAGGGCTCAATGTGTTCATTGGGCAAACAAAATAGAATTAAAAGGCTCTGAACTACAAGGAGAGATTGATACCGCAATAAAAGGCGGTTACATAGGTGGTAGAAAATGTGGTGGTATGAATCCAAGTTGCTCCGTACAAACATTCTCGATTTATAGAGGTGGTTATAATTGTAGGCATAGGGCTATTGCAACCAGTCTTTAATTAGAATTTTTTTTTACATTTGTAAAAACAATTTAAACCCAAAATCATGACAAAAGAAAAGTTATTCCATTGTAAAGACACCGAGACTGGTGCATCTTTCAACGTAACGGAGGCAGGCCTTGCCGAGTTAAAAAGAAATCCTCAAATGAATTCCAAAACGGAAGTAATTGGAGAGGTAAAAGAAGATGAAGCTAAAGGTCCTACCCAGGAAGAGTTAGATGCTCAGGCTGCCAAAATTGCTGAAGAAAGAGCGGCAAAAGAAAAAGAAATTGCTGACAAAAAAGCGGCTGACAAAGCGGCAAAAAAGGCGGAAGAGGATGCTAAAGGCAAATAAGGTAAAACCAGAAGACAAGGAGGAAACAACTCAAGAAATATTTAATCTTGGTAATGCCTCCTTGTTATTCGATGACAAAAAAAATAAAAACCAACCTCCTGCGAAGATTAAGTCTTCATGGGGAAATAAAACAAACAAACAATGAACGAGTTAACTAAAAAATTATTGCTGGCTTTAGGCACGAGCCAAGATACTATTGATGCCTTATCTGTTGAAACTCCTACTGTAAACGTGGATGATGTTTCAAAAGTAATTAAAGAAAATCAAATTCGTTTGATTAAAAACGACCCTCAATTTATCCAAGATATTCAAACTGCTGAACGCGGTAAGAATATGGATATGTTTGAACGTTCTTTAAAGAAAACCTTTGGATTAAGTGTGGAAGACACTAAAGACAAAAAGGTAGAAGAACTTATCACATTGGCAAAAGAAAAATCTACCATTGGTACTGATAAAACTTTAAATGATTTGCAGCGTGAGAATGTAGATTTAAAAGCCAAAGTCACTGACTTAGAAACGGTTGTTATTCCTAAAATTAAAGGAGAAGTTGATACTCATAAAAAACAGTTCAATATCAATAACACATTAACAAAAAAATTAGCTGAATTAAAACTTCGTAACCCTGTAGATGTAGTAATTGCAGCCTTAGAACGTGAGTTTGGCTCTAATTATAATGTTGATTTGGATGAGAAAGGTAATCTTAAAATTACCGACAAATTAACAGGCTTAGAAGTTAAAAATTCTGATGGCACTAAGATTTTAACCACTGATGAAATCATTACTGATGTACTTTCTAAAAACAAATTTTTGGAAGAATCAGGTGCAGATGGTAGTGGAAAAACTATACCTGCGAAGCCAATTGTACCAGAAAAGAAAGATGATGCAGATGTTAAAGACAAGGCTTTTGCGCCAGGTATGTCAAAGGCTGAGGCTAAATTGAAGGAGTTACAAGATAAAAAACCTGCCTAAACACCAGAGTTTAACATATGAAGGAGAGGCATCTATTTAGGTGCCTTTCTTTATTTTCAATGGTTGTGTGGCATAGCGTATCGCATAAAATAGCCTTTGCGTGTACATACTGACCGCTCTTCCTCTTCCTCTCTATCTTTAATCTTTATCTTCTTTTTTAGAAAAAATATAAAAAAATATTTTTTTGTTTGATTTTTTTTTAGTTAAATTTGTGCTGTGGTTGATGACTTACCAAAAAAAGTTATTTGAGGTTTGAAAGCCTAATAATTTTCAAAAAACAAATAATTCAAAAATTTAAAAACTCTCAAAAACAAAAAGTCATGAAAAGAATATTTGCATTTTTCAGCCTAATTTTTATTTTAACAAGTTCCGTTGGAACTTCAATGTTGGTCGGTGCCGCTTTTGCCGTTGGCCTAAATGAACCCGCAGCCTTTTTACCTATTGCAGGTGGATTGTTCACTGCTTCATTATTTTTCAAACCAGAAAAGAATTTGATGTACATGGCATTCACGCAAGGTATTTGCGAGAAGGTACAAGATTCATTGGTTCAAATGTTCAAACAAAATGCTCCAAGTTTAAAGAGGTCTCGTACAGGTTTCTTAGATGCTTTAGAAAGTTCTGTTAATATGGCAGGTGTATCCAAAGTTCAATTAGATTTGAATAACGGAAAGGTGCGTCAAGCTAAAATTAAATTTATTCAAAGAGCAACCGATAATGAAACCGTTACAACTCCATTCAATTGTGTTGATGATGTAGTACGTGAACCATTCGAGCAAATTGTTTCAATTACTCACTTCGTAAGAACTCCAGGATTAGCTTTTAACGAGGCTGATATGCGTTTACTTTGCGAAAGTGGACAAGAGTACATGGCAGGTGTTATCAATGCAGAAATTAACGCCTTAATGGTTGCATTGGATAAGCAATTAATCACATTACAAGCCGCTGGGTTTGGAGTTATTCCACCAACGGGTTCTAATGCGGCTAAGACCTATAATATGTTACAAGGTGCCAATGCTATTCCAATTTTCAAAGGAGAGTCTGACTTAATGGAAGATTCTGAGAACATGGAAAGTGGTTCTAAACCAATCGTTGTTGGTGCTGGTAACTTGGCTGCTTATGTACGTCAAGTAGGTATCGGTTGTTGCAATGATGGTGGTATTGACTTGTCAAAGGCAGGTAATATCAATTATTTTAGAGACCAAAACGTAAATACTATCTTAGGAAACAACCACTTTATTTGGATGGTACCTGGTTACAATCATTTGTTAACTTGGAACGAGAATAAAGGAGAGTTTGCTAAGGACACTGATACGTTCTCACACGGAACTATTGTTGACCCAGTAACAGGAATTGAAATTGATAAGAATTGGAAATACGATGATTGTACTCGTAAATACATTTTACAAATGGGTATCCACTTCGAATTATACAAATTACCTGCAAATAGCTTCAAGGCAGCTGACCCATTATTTGGAGTGAACTTCAGTGCTCACGGTATAGCGGCTAACATCTAATAGTTAAACCATTAAAAAAGCTGTTATTTAGGTAACAGCTTTTTTTTTAAACTTTTTCAAATGCCTTGTTTAAAAGATATATTGTGCGGTAAACGTACCATCATTGGTATCAGAAATTTTGTTGAATGTCAAAATCCTGAGAGTAATTTGTTTATAAATGATTTTCCAGGAATGGAATTAAAATCTGCGGCAAAACTTACACCAGATGAAATAGGTACGGGTAACGAGCTATTCAAAAAATCAATTGAACAAGCCATTAAATTAACGTATGATGATTTAATGGATTTCTTAAACAGTCGATTTAATTTTAATGCTATAATTGAAACAAGAGAATTCAATGATTTTTCTGATACAGTTACACCAGCGGCAAATTTAGAAAGAGGTTTAATTTTAAAACGTTGGAGAAGTGAAATGGCTAAAATTCACATTGAAGAGATTTACATTAAAACGGCACAAAGTTCTGTCGTAGATATTTTAGTGTATGACGGCTTTGATGTGTATAAGATTGAGAATGTGACCCTTGAAGCAGGAATTATCAACAGAGTTCCAATCAACATTGTTTGTAAAAGTGAAACGGTAAAGGTTTTATATAACCAATCAAACAATGATACCTATGGTTGTAATTACAATCAAAACGATGGTTGGGTAAGTTGTGGCACTTGTCATTCAAGAGGTGGTAAATTTTTTGCAGTACATGGATGGGATTCAACCAAAGAAGTTTCAAACTGTTTTGGTATGGGTATTTTAGCTCGTGTTAGATGCTTTGAAGAGGAAATATTTTGTGCTTTACTGCCAAGATTATACATACCTATTTGGTACCGTTCTGTAATTGAATTCCTAAAATATCGTATTAATACCACAAGGGTAAATAACCTAACAATCTTTGGAGAGGAAAAGGCTAAAGAAATGTTGGTTGAATATCAAGATAAATACGAAGAAAAATATGAAAAGGTTATCAAGAACGCTGATGTGTTTTTAAAGACCTTAAAAAATGATTGTTTAACCTGTAATGGAATGAGATATGTTCAACAAACACCATAACCAAGAATTCAGATGCTGCGGTAATCCAAAGCCTGCAACAACGACAAGGCCAACACCTCGTCCAACAACCACTCCCGTAAAAAAACCTAAAGGCCCTTGGGGTGCATAATATGAAACATATTTTTTCATTCATATTTGACCAAGATTTATTGATGGGTTTATCTGGTACGGCAATGACAATAGTCTTTCCAATGCTTGATGGATTAACGGATATCTTTAAATTATTAGGTTCTATTGGAGGTTTAATCCTGGTCTATTTATCAATTAGACATAAAATTTTAGAAATTAAAAAAATTAAAGATGGAAGAGTTTCAAGAAATAGCAAACATTAAAGTTGGTTTGTTAGGTAATATTTTGTTGACAATCATAGGAATATTGATTTACAATATTGCTGAATTAATGGCGACAAATAAGGTTAAACATTTTAAAGATTTTCACTTCGCGATTTGGTGGTATGATAATCAAGTAAGATTTTCTGCGAGTATCTTAATCGTTTCTTGTTTGTTTTGGTTAAGTTATTCCTATCAGCTTCTAACGGCAGACAAGGCTTTGCTGTTAGGACTTGTAGGAAATTTAATAATAGCCAAGCTCGTGAAATGGATACAAAATGGCAAATCTTGATGAAGCTATAAGGAGAATTGATGGTATGATTGAAGACTTTCGTCAACTACCATCAAAAATTGAATTATATGGCGTAAATCAAGCCAAAGGTATAATACTAATAAGAGTCTTTTCAAAAGGACAGGATGCAGATGGTAGGCAAATAGGAACCTACAAGGGTGGTAAAAAAGGTTATTATAAGGCTAAAAGGAATAAACAAGGTAGGCGTGTTGATACTGTTGATTTACAATTCACCGGAAAGTTATTTGAAAGTATTGATGTCGTAAATGAAAATGGTAAACCTAGGTTAGCTATTGCAAATGCCAACCGTTCTGATGTGGCAAATCATTTGGAGGTTAAATACGGAAAAGATATCTTTACGATTAAAGGAATTGAACTTGAACAATTGATGGCGAAAGTTACTTTATATGCCACAGAACAGTTCGATAAAATAGTTGCAAAATGGTCACAAGAATAGTAGAACACATAGGCGAGGAAATTAAAAAGTCAAATAATTATTTTGACAGCTTTGCCGTTAATTGTTTTCAATTACCTAACGGACAGGTTGTTGCTAATTTTTATGGGGCAGAGATGGAGGATAAAACCTTTGATGATTGCCAAGGTGTTGCTTTTTACATTAGAATTGAACCTAAATCTACCGTATTTAAAAAAGCAAAACAGTTCACGTCTTGTGATTTGAGCCATACAGCGAAACAAAAATGTTATTTGGTTGCCTATAATTTTGAATCTCCAAAGGAAATTGATTCTGATAAATGGGTGAATAAGTTAGCACAAAGCCTTTCACAGGTAACCTATCCTAATTTTATCAATAATCCTAAAATTGAAATTAAGGATATGGATTCAAGCCACATTGATAACTTTATTGAGGAAACTAAAAAGAAGTTCAACGTCCAACAGAAATTTAATTGTGTGAAAATAGGTTTTGAAATTAGTTATGATTTGAACTTGCAAGATTGTGATAATTGCAATATCTTTAAAGAAAATTGTTGACATGGCAAATTGTAAAAATAACGGATGTAATAACCATATTCTACATTTAATGATAGGAGGACAATATCCTCCAACACCAAGTTTAGACCCTTGTTTTTGGAACCGTACAGATTACCTTTGTTTTTGGAATAGACCTTCATGTTTTTGGAATTAAAAAATATTTAAAATGATACTTAATTTAAACGCCTGCGATACCGGAGCTGAATCATTAACTAAATTAAATGATTTAATTGATGAACATAATAACGAAAAAGCAAATTTAGACTCTCCTATTTTTATTAATGGTATTCAAGTAAGTACGGGAGATTTATCAGTAGGTAATTTATCTCCAATTGCAAGAGCTAATTTTTTCGGTGGCTCTGCTGCCAAGGCATTATTATATTTTGAACCTCAAGCAAGTTATTCTGGTCCCGTAAATTCTGGTTTAGTTTGGAATGACAATGTTAAAAAATCATTGATTGAACAGCAATTGATTGGTGATAAAGTTTTAATTGGTTTTTTAAGTGGAGCAACAGGTAATTCAAATACTGTTACCAATACCACGGCAGTTACTTTAATAACCAATAACGGTTACACCTTTGTGATTCCTGCCAACTCATTAACAGTTGGTAAACGTATTAGAATTCATTTTAGAGGTAGATATGGAACCGCAGGAACTCCAAATTTAACCTTTAATTTTCAAATAGGTGGTACTATTGTAAAAACAACGGGCGCAAGAGCAATGGGTAACTCTGCAAGTAATCGAGGTTTCAGAGGATATGTAGATTTAAGAGTTGATTCAATAGGTGCTACGGGTTCTATAAATACATCTATTCAAACATTAATTTCAGATAACACACAATTTGTTGACGGAAGTTCAACACCTAATTTAACGAACGCCTTAATTGATACGACTATTATAAACACACTTCAAATGTCTGTTCGATGGGGAACGGCAAATCCTAATAATACAATACTTTTTGAAGATATTACTTATGAATGTTTAAATTAAAAAAATAAATAAATGGAAACTATTTTAGTAAACGATTGGATTAACCTAAATGAAACTCGTAAAGGTGCGAAAATTCAAAGAAAATATGCAGGTTTTGATACCTTATGTGACCCTAATGATAAGGTTTTATATTGTGCTATAAAATATTGGGAACGTGAATTATATCCTAATGGAGAATCAATCAAAACAGTTTTAAGAAGCTACACGTTGACAGATTTAGAACGCCAAGAGTGGATTGATACACCTGAGGTTTTAGATGAAAATGGTACGGTAATTGAACCAGCAATTATTAAATTTAGAGATGAATTAAAATTGTTGAGTGAATTTGTAGGAAAGATAGGTAATGACTATATCATTAGTCCAGCAAGAAAAACAATTGAAAACTTGAAAGAATTGCCTTTAGAACATGAAGAGGCATATCCTTTACATAGAGATACAAGAAAAATCAATATTTTATCGGATGACATCAAAGTTGATGATATTTTAAAGGATAATATCAGAGTTGATGAAGTCTAAAAAAACAGACAGTAAATGGAAAATTGTTGTAAATATATTTTTGGTTTATATCCACATAACTTTGATTTAGTTTTGGACGACCTCTTTGCCACTGTTGATGGTGAATACACATTGGTAGTTCGTATGCCAGGAGGTTCAACAAAAACCCTACTCTTAGATGCAAAGGCTGGAGATGAGTTAATTATACCACAAGGTGTTTTAAATGAATCTGCGGTTGTAGATTTTAAGATTCTTGATATATTTGGCGCACCTTTAAAAATGAATGATTGTGAAAGCTTTCAATTAACTACTTTTATAAACATAAATCTAAAATGCGATGATAATAATTGTGATGATAGCAATAATCCTTCAAATCCTTACGGTATCCCTTATGGGTATAGTTAACGCCTTATTTGGTTATTTTATTGATTACTGTTTTTGGAAAGGTAGCATCTTCGGATTCTGGTTACCTTTTTTAGCAAAACAAATTTGTAAGGTTAAATATCCTGAAACCTATGATATTGCAATAAAATTAAAACCCGAGGAGGGTAATGCAATTATGGAAACGGAATGCTCAACCGTTTTCTTTTACAAAATTATGGGTGGATGTGTAATTTGTACAAACATTTGGATAGGTATGTTCTCTTGGGCTGCAATCGTTTATTTTTCAGGTATTTTTGAATGGTACTATGGTATAGTTTACCTAATGGTATCAAGTGCTTTTTTAAGAAAGTTAGTCAAAGCGACTTATTAACGGAAATTTATTTTTACATTTGTAAAATGGGAGCAACAAATATAGAAAGAATAAAGGAATTGAAGAGGGTTACGAAACCGCTGCAAACCATTACTAATTACGCAAAGAAGAACAAAACGACACGTCAAACAGTCTATAATATGATTGAGGATAAGCGATTAGATAGCATTCTTATAGACGGTGTTAATTTTATTATATTGTAAATCAGTGAGTTATAAAATTCACTGATTTTTTTATGAAAAAACATTTGACAACTGTAAAAAAATATCTATATTTGTGAAACATTTAAACAAAGCAAACAAATGTCAAAATTAAAAACAAAAAGAACTCAGGTTACTTTTGGTAAAGTTGAGTTAGAAGTTCACTATCTGTATTTTAAAGGATATCCTGGTAGCAGAGAAGACCCACCCGAAGAAGAATCAGTTGAAGTTGAAAAAGTAATTTATCAAGGAATTGATGTTACAGAATTAATCAACGAAGTAAATGATGATTTTTATTCTAAAATAGAAAACAAAATCTTGGAGGGATTAGACAATGACTAAGGTAAAAACATGGCTTGACGCTCAACTTGAATTAGTTGAAATTCTTGAGGGATTTACCAAAATCCATAAACAAACAAAGTGTGAATTATCTGCAACAATTAAAGACGTTGAACTTGCCAATTTTATGACAATGTTTAATGATATGCAGAAAAAGGATGAGAATAATAGCGTGGCTTTATTTTTACCTGGAGAATTCTATTCCTCAACGGCTTACGTAATACGTTACAGAGTTACAACATCAGTCTTTATTTATATTCAAAGTGAAGACGTCCAACCAATCAAATTAAAATTAAATTATAATTAAAAAACAAACAACCATGAAAGGACCAGTAATTAGACCACAACAAATTTTAGAATTATCTAAAGAATTGCAAGAAGCAGAAGTTTGTATCATTATGTTAGCAAAAAGACAAAACCCTGAGGATAAAGACTCGAAAATCCAAGCCTTGTCTTTTATCGCAGGTACTGACCAAGATTTATTAAATATGGCAGTTAATACCTTTGCTAAACACGAAGATTTAATAGAAGTTTTTCAAGACGCCATTAATTTTGCAGGAGAAAAAGAAGTTAAACCTTTAACTCAAAAAATGAGAGAAGAGTTCAAAGAATCTTTAAAAGATGCTATTGCAGAATCTCCAGAATTATTGGAGTTCACAAAACAAACTTTAGAAGAAGTTTCAAAAGATGGAAAATAATAAGGCACCATTAATCTATGGCAAAATGGCAAGCATAATGGAAGAGATTTCCGCTATTGCTAAAGACCAAAAGAACACTCAACAAAACTTTAATTTCAGAGGTATTGATGATGTTTACAATGCTGTTAATCCTCTCCTAAAAAAGCATAGAATTTTTATGACTTCTAAAATATTAGGAGATGTAAAAAGAGAGGAGCGTCTGACTAAAAACGGAGGTAATATGATTTGGACTTTATTCCGTGTAGAATGGTCTTTCTTTGCAGAGGATGGTTCTTTTGTAACCTCAGACGCACAAGGTGAGGCAATGGATACGGGTGATAAAGGTTCAAACAAGGCTATGAGTACTTCTCAGAAATACGCTATAATCCAAGCCTTTGCAATACCTACAAAAGAGGGTTCTCCTGAAAATGATAAAGATTTGCTTGACAATCCTAACGAGGATTTAGAAAGTGTAAAAAAGGATGCCTTAACCTATACTGATGCCGAATCATTAACAGATTGGGCAAATGCCAAAACAGCTTGGCACGGTAACAAGGAATTCATTGAGTATGTACAAACGAGAATAAAAGCTCTTAATAAAAAATAATTATGGAAGTAGATTACGAATTAGTTAAAAACAAGATTTTGTCTTATTCAAGACTAAAAACTTTTCAAAGGTCTCCGATGCACTTCTATTATGATTTAACTCATAAACGTGAAGCAACAAAGGCTCAAAAGGCTGGCAGTTTAGTTGATAAAATGATTTTAACACCAGATACCTGGAAAGAGGAATTTGCCGTTCAACCTGAAAAGCCACCTTTCTTAAAAGACCTTGTGGAAAAGCATGGTAAGGAGCAAGGTAGAATCTTGTATGACGAAGGCAAAGCCAATATGGATAAGTGGATGAAAGACAATGCAGGCAAAACCTTTATTACACAAGAAGAACTTGATGAAGCTAAATTAATTACCGAAAAGGTATTTGAAAATCCAGCTGCAAAAGAATTGTTGAGCAAAGTAACATCAACACAGGTTCAAGTTCGTTGGACAGACAAAAAAACTGGTTTAGAATTTATTGGTTATTTGGATGGTGAGGGAGAAGGCTTTGTATTAGAGTTAAAAACGGCTCAAGATGCTGACCCTGATAGCTTTACCAAGGATGCTGTTAATTATGATTATCATTTGCAAGGTGCAATGTATCTTGAAGCAATCAAATTAAAAAAATTCCTTTTCCCTAAATTAATTTATTTAGTTGTAGAAAAAAAGGCTCCTTACGGTGTAACAATCATGGAAGCTGATGATGATTATATCAAGTTAGGTTTGCAGCTTTATCGTAGGTTATGCGATGGTTATAAACACGCCCTGGACAATAAGCTGTTCCATATGGGATATGAGTACAGAGCCTTAGCTCGTAATGGTACACATTCATTAATGCTACCACCTTGGAAACGTAAAGAATTGGAAGACTAATGGAGGATAATGCCTTAGACATAGTTCAAACATTTAAACCACACATTGATTTTAAAATGTTGGCAATTAAATTCGCAATTGATTGGTATTTAGCTTGTGGCAAAATACCGTATTATGGACATCATTTGTTTGATTATTTAATTGCCAACAAAATCATTGAAGTAAGTGTCGAGGATAAAACAAGAGTTTATTTAGCTGAAAAGGAATTGAGGTTACAATATCTAAGAGATAACCGACGGATGTTTGACCAATACGGAGATACTTGTTTTGTTTACCAAGTTGAATTAATAGAGGAAAATAAAAGCGATAAAGTTATTGGTGATTCTAAAATTAAACTGCTAATTGAATACCTATCAAAAAATAAGATTGATTTTGCTGAAATATTAAAAACAATAAAAATATGAGTTCTATCAAACTTGAATATTTTTCAAACGTCATTGATGGTAAACTGCAAAAGAATGTCAGTGATTTAATAGCTAAGGAGTTACCATATTTTAATGGCAAAAGGATTAGGATTAAGTTTGAAAAATTACAATCAAAAAGAAGTACTCAACAAAACAGATTGTGGTGGTTATATATCACGATTGTTGCAAAAGAAATTGGTTATGAACCTGATGAATTACACGAAATTTGTAAATTTAAGTTTTTAAAAAAAGAGAGAGTTGACGAAGCCACAGGAGAGATTTTTCAATATGTTGGCAGTACTGCAAAACTAAACAAAACGGAATTCAGTGATTTAATATTTGATTTTAGGAAATGGGTTGTTGAAACATTCAGCATAAATTTACCAGACCCAGGAGAGAGTTTTGAAATGCAAATTGAATAGAATACGGAGTTATCAAGGGCCTTATGCTTTGTGCCTGGTGAACAAGTTGTTCGAGTCCAACTAAACTCCACAAGTAGAAAAAGTTTCTACCAATAACAAAAAAACAAAAGAAAATGAGTGAACAAATTTCCAAAGATTTGTTTCAGGAAATGAAACCTGAGCAAAGAGTTAATTCCTTACGGGATAACTGTTACAAAAGTGAGGAAACAACTGTCACAAGACCGTTATCTAAGGAGCAGGTTGCTGACTACAAAGATAAGGTTACAGACAGTTCCGTTGACCTTTCATCCTTGCAAGAGGAAAAAGAAAGTGCCGTTAAAAAGTTTGACGCATTAATGAAACCAATCAAACAAAATTTAAAAGAAAGCATCAAAGCACTTCGCGACAAATCTGTCACAAGTGTTGAAGAAGTCTTTATGTTAGATGACCAAGAGGCTGGTGTCATGGAAATTTACGATGCTGAGGGTAAATTCCTTTATTCTCGTAGATTGGCAGAGAACGAACGCCAAACAACTATTTTATCAATCTCAAAAGCAGGATAAGAAATGGAAAAGTTAGAAGTAAAAGTTGAAGGTGATACTAAAACCTTAGTGGTGCTTGAAGGTCAAGCATTGACACCAAAAGAACCAGTTGTCTTATATGTTTTAGGTAACATTGATTCGGTATCTGTTTTTTTAAAAAGTAAAAAAGATTTATTTCCTAAAGAAAAGGTTTTGATTATTGTTGAAGAGGAAAAAGGTAATATCCAAATGTTGACGGACTTTGATAATCCTTTCGGACATCAAATTGAAGGGCGTTTAGTTTTATTGGAAGAACTTCAACAGTTAAAAATTAATCAAGGTTCCACTTACGGATTAAAGGAATTGATTTCAGCATTAAAGTTCAAACGTCTAATGTTTGCAGATGAATCCGTATTCAACAAAATTATCAAGAACTTAATGGAGTTCACTGCTAAGATTGAAACGGAAATCGTTAAGGCAAATGATAACAAAGGAAACTTAAATGATTCTGTTATCATGAAAGCACAAACAAATTTAGAATTAAACTTTACTTTAAAAACGCCTATCTGGAAAGGTGGTGCTGTTAGAATTTTCAAAGTAGAAGTGATGTTTGAGATTCGTGACCGTAATACTTCGTTCTGGATGGAGTCATACGAGATGAATGACTTACAGAAAGCTGAAAGAGTATCTTTATTGGACGAGCAAATAAAGGTATTATCTGAGGAATACACAGTTCTTAAAAAGTAATCATAAAAGGGTAGGCTTATGTCTACCCTTTTTTAAACAAAAGATATGAAGACATTTTTTCAATATGCCATAGGTGGATTGGCATCATTATTTATAATCCTTTTAGGGTTAACACCAATCTTTATTTTTAATCCTCAAACTACATTAGGATGGTTTTTAACTGTTCTTTGTTGTATGATTCTTTATATTGTATTTCTTATTTTAATAGGATTGGCAGTATCAAAGAATATCAATGTTTGGGATGATACAGAAAAATCTTAACTTTATAAAAAAAACAAATGAGTAAAGAGATTGATTTTAGCGTGGTAGTACCTGTGTTCAACACGGCACCAGCAATTTTAAAGGAGTGTATTGATTCAATTTTAAATCAAACTGTTGAACAACTGTTTAAGGTTTATATTGTAAATGATGGCTCAGATAATCAGGAAACACTTGATTACCTAAAAAAATTAAAAAAGAATAAAAAAATCACTGTTTTTAATTTGAAAGAAAACCAAGGAACTTCGGCATCGTTGAACCATGCTCACAATCAAATTAAAACTGAATATGTCGCAATTTGCGGAAGTGATGATGTTTTGCATCCAGATAAATTTAAACTTCAAGTTGAATGGTTAAAACAGAATCCAGATACTTCTGTATTGAGTACCAATTTAATTGGCTTTAAACATTCTGACGCTGAAAGAAAACCTTTGTTTTCTGCTAATCACGGAATTGATTGTCATCCTAAAGAGGATAGATTTTGGATAGCAAATCACGGAACTGTATTTTATAAAAACAAAGACGTCAAAGCTGCTGGACTTTACGATGTAGCATATCGAAGAGGACAAGACATTGACCTTTGGAAAAGAATGTATTCAATGGGATTCAAGTTCCAATGTTTACCAGATGTATTATATTATTGGCGTAGATTTATTGACTAATGGGAAAAGAACAAAACTCAAATTATTATGATTCAGTCTATAAAATAGCTGAATCTTACAAAATAGATTGGCAGCATAGTAGATATAAAAATCTTTGGGAGGCTGTTATTAAATTATTAAACCTTAATAATCCAATCCTTGATTTAGGCTGTGGTCCTGGGCAATTTGCTAAAATGTGTATGGATAAAGGCGCCTTAGATTACTTTGGTATTGATTTTAGCCAACAAGCTATTGACCAAGCAAAGTCAATGAATAAGGGAAATAAAGCCACATTTGTAGTAGGTGATTTATTCAAAATAGGTTATCATTTAAACGATGAAACTCAGGTTGTAATTTGCGAAACCTTAGAGCATATTGAGAAAGACCTTGAATTGATAACCCAAATTCGTAATTTAAACAAGGGTAAAAGGTTTGTATTTACTGTACCAACTTTTGATGATACAAGCCACGTCAGATACTATAAAACAGCTAAGGAATGGGAAGACCGCTTCTCTGATGTGGTGAAAGTTGCTGGTTGGGAGCAAATAGGCCCTTGGATTATTATTCACGGTTGGTTTTAGATATGGCATACGGAATAAGACCAGCTTTTATTTGCTACGATTTAACCCAAAATCCTAATCCTGACGAGGTTTCTGCTTATGTGGAGGTAAGGACAAAGGAAATGCTTGAAACGCCAGCTTGTTTGAATAAAAAACGTACAAAATTAATCCAAGAGATACAAAGATGCAACCGATGGTTAAAAATAAATAATGCTGAGAATCAAGCAGTTACAAAATAACTGCTTATTTTTAAATAATTATTTTGACAGTTGTAAAATAATATCTATATTTGTGAAAGAAATTTAAAACAAAGCAAATGATTACAAATTTTGAGAAAATCACAGAAAACCTTAATCCTAACGATTTAAAATATTTAGGATTAGTAAGAGTAACCTTAGAGAAGGAATTAGTTGGCAAGTTTAAAAAAGACGTCGAAGTCGTTGAAATTTTAAATGATGCAATTAGTGAGGTTAACAATCCTTTCAATTACAGAATGACTTCTGTTAAGTTGAGAAAGTTTGTTAATCATTTACGCTCAACAGGTATGCTACCTATTATAGGAACATCAAAAGGCTACAAAGTAACATTTAACCAGGATGAGATTAGAGCAAACATACAAGGGTTAAATGAACGCTCTAATTCAATATTAGCAGCCGCAAACGGTTTAAAATCATTTTTAAAATAAATATTATGAAACAGACAGCACAATACCACTTCTATGCGGCACATAGAAACCAAAATTTAAACGACAAATGCCACAACTTACATGGTCATACATACTTTGTAGAATTTGATTTTGAATTCAAAAGTTTAAGCAATGGATTGACAATGTTATTTTCTGAATTAGATTCTAAAATTGAACCAATTATCAAAGGCAAGTATGACCACGCAACCTTCGTAGATATTAACGATGAGCAGTTAATGAAATGTATCAATCAATTCCCAGATGTATTTGGTAAAGTAGTTACATTTGAACAACCAACCAGCGTTGAGTTTTTAGCTCAAAAATTATTTACGGAGATGGTTAAATTAGGTTTACCTATTACATCTGTAAGAATTAAAGAAACCACAACTAAAATCATTGAATATAAATATAATGGGTAAGATAGTAATCGCTGAAACATTTGTTTCGCTGCAAGGAGAGGGAGCCACACAAGGTGCGCCAAGTATTTTTATCCGTTTAGGAGGTTGTAACCTAATGTGTGGAGGTAAAGGCACGGAGAAAGATGGTAAATTACATGATGGAGCCACTTGGCGCTGTGATACAATTGAAGTCTGGAGAAAAGGACGTTCAACAACTGTTGAAAATTTCATTGAACTGTTAGATGCTAAATATGAAATCTTTAAAAAGCTAAAAAAAGGCTGGCATTTAGTAATCACGGGAGGTGAGCCTTTAATGCAACAAGACGCTATTATTGAGTTATTATCAAAATTAGGCACCAACCTTAGAAATTGTGTCGTTGAAATTGAAACCAACGGTACTATTATACCTAAGCAAGGTTTAATTGATTTAGTTGATATATTCAATGTTAGTCCTAAGTTAAGTACCAGCGGTATGAAGCATCATGAAGCAGTAATGGAAAAAACCTGTTTTGAGGCTTTTAATCAAAAGACTGCCATTTTTAAATTTGTTATTGGTGTTGAAAAGGAAATCACAGAACTTGAAGATTATTATGGATATATTGATAACCATAAAATTTATTTGATGCCTGCTGCAAGTAATGTAGAACAGTTGAATAGTGGTTTAGTTTGGTTATCTAAAATATGTATTGATAAAGGATATAACCTTTCAAATAGAATGCAGGTTCAAATTTGGAATGAAACCACAGGAGTATGATTGCCTTAATTAATAGAATATTAATTTTTAAACATAAAAAACAAAGCATGAAAAAAGACGTATCAAGATTATTATCAAAACCCAGTGAAGAGGATTTAGAAGGAGCAAAAAAAAGCATTAAAACCTTTTTAGCCTTCATGGGTAATGATGTTGAAAGAGAGGGTTTGAAGGAAACTCCTAAACGATATACAAAATTTATGAATGAATTTTGTACTCCAGAACCTTTTGAATTTACTACATTTGAAGGAGAGGGTTATGATGAAATGATTATTGTAAAAGATATACCTTTTTATTCATTATGCGAACACCATTTAGCACCTTTCTTTGGTGTGGGTCATATTGCATATATTCCAGATAATAACAGAATCGTAGGATTGAGCAAGATTCCAAGAACTTTGGATATGTTTGCAAGACGTCCACAAAACCAGGAGCGAATTAGTATGCAAGTGGCAGAGTTTTTAATGGAAAATTTAAAAGCTAAAGGAGTGGGTGTGATACTTGAGGCACGCCATATGTGTGTCGAGATGCGTGGTGTTAAAAAATCAGGTTGTATGACACAAACTTCAGCACTTTTAGGATGCTTTAAAGAAGCAGCAACAAAACAAGAATTTATTAACCTAATCAAAAAATAACAATGGAACAACAATTTAAAACAATTCCTGGTTTCAGTAAATATGAAATTTCAGCAGACGGTATCATCCGTAACATTAAAACAAAAGACAAGTTGACAAGCGATGTCATTAGAAAAATACGTTTAATTAATGATGAGGGTGAACGCAAAACAGTAAATGCCGATGAAGCTGTCAAAGAAGTAGTGTTTGACCCAATAGTTGAAACAAACCACGAAACAGTTGAAAAGGTTGTTGCTAAAAAGGAATTTAAAAAGGCTCCTGCAAGTGATACAATAAAGCCTTTAACTAAAAGCGATAAGGTTTATATTGAAGCCGCTCTCAAAAATACTGATAGAAAGGAAATTTGCAAACTTTACGAATGTTCTAACGGATTCATTAGTTCAGTGTTATTTGATTACTCAACAAAACCTAACAAGGTTGCCTTAGCAATGAAAAAATATGAAGCGAAAGGTAGTTGTTAACCTGCAATTTGAAGCCACACATTGTTGGCCAGAATGTCCTATACCTGATGTTGCATTTTTAAGGCACCCTCATAGACATATCTTTTTTATAACTGCTAAAAAGTTTGTTCAACACAATGATAGAGATATTGAAATCATAAAACTAAAAAGAGAGATTCAAAATTTTTTGTTTAAAAAATATCCTAACAAAGATATGGGTAGAACATCTTGCGAAGACCTTTGTCAAATATTATTAGAACAATTCAACCTCGATTATTGCCAAGTTCTTGAGGATAACGAAAACGGCGCTGAAATTGAACATGAATAAAAAACCAGTCAGTGGTAAGGATATGCTTGAATTATTCAGCAACCTACCAGAATTCGCAGTAAAGCGAATAGATATGCACAAATTAATGGATGAAGTATCCTCGGGTAAAGACATTAAACCTGTTGATAAGCCAAGAATTTATCAAATTGAAACCACAAGCCGTTGCAATTTAGCCTGCCCTTTTTGCCCAAGAACAACTGATTTAAAAGCTAATAACGTCCGTGACTTAAATGCCACTATGACAATAGAAAAATTTAGAGAAGTATTAGACAGAATGCCTTGGTTAAAGTCAATTGAATTATTCCACTTTGGTGAACCATTCATGCACAAGGATTTAGAGTTGTATGTAAAAGCCTGCAAGGATAGAGGTATTTATACAGTAATTGCAAGTAACCTTTTACCGGCTACATTCTCAAAAATTGATAAAGTATTTGAAGCAGGTTTAGATTTCCTTGTAATGGATATTGATAGTTTAAATGCCGAGAAATATGCTTCAATGAGAGTTAATGGTAGCCTTTCAAAATTGCAACCTATTGTGGAATATATTTTGAACCATCCTAATTGCCCTTATACAGTTGCTCAAACCATTAAACTTGATGGTAAAGAAGAATATACTAAGGAAGAGTTTATGGAATGGACTAATGGAAATATGGCTGATGAAATACGCTATAAATTTTTAGATAGTTTCCGAGGAGAGATTGAACCTACAAAGGGTGAATTGCAACCTGAGGACGTTTGTAAAGAAGCCTTTTATGGATTTACTGTTCACGTTAACGGTAATGTGGTTGTTTGCGACAGAGATTGGGCTGGTGAGAATGTGATGGGTAATATTTTTGAACAAACAGTTGACGAAATTTGGCACGGAGAGAAGTATCAAAAATTTAGAGCTGAAATGTTATCCGATGAAAAACCATCAATGTGTAAAAAATGTCCTGAAGGTCGCTTGTTTAATGCAAGAAGTCAGGAACATATCCAAGTGAATATGTTTAAAGGATTAGAAGTTGAATCTTAAAAAATAAAATATGAAAAAAATTATTTATGTACCATTAGAAAACTTGGAGCAAAGGTACACCAAGATGATGAATGAAGCCGTATCAAAACACGTTGATATGGTTTTATATCCAGATATGCCAGAACAAACTGTTATTAAAAATGGACAGTTTTTGGATATCACAGGCACCTGTATTTTTAAATCTATGCAATTAAAAATGATTGCCGAATTATTTGATACTGAACAAGTAAATGATGGAGATGTCTTTTTAATCGCTGATATTTTCTTTCCAGGTATTGAAATGATTAGATACATGGCAGAGTTATTGAATATCAGAGTTTACATTTACGGATTCAATTATGCGGGAAGAGCCGATAAAACGGACTTTGTACAAAGATTAGGTAATTGGGCAGACCATAGCGAAAGAGGTTATCACGAATTGTGTGATGGTATTTTTGTAGGTAGTGAAATACACCGTACAAATGTTTTAAATAAATTCGGATATTATGTACATTCAAAAACATATAACACTGGTTATGTTTGGAGTGTTGATTTTGTTAATAATGTATTAAACAGTGAACCAAGCACATTAAAGGAAAATTATATTATTTGGCCTCACAGAATTTGTGATGAAAAAGGCATCAATAATTTATTGCAGTTTGCACAGAATACGGATATGAAAATTTTAATCACAAGCTCTGGAAAAGAAGAATGTTTAATTGAATTACCAGCCAATGTAAAATTTGAAGGAGGTTTAACTAAAAAACAATATTATGAAAGATTAGCATCTGCAAAATATTATTTAAGTAATGCCTATCAAGAAACATTTGGTTATACGCTGCAAGAAGCAATGGTATATGGATGTGAAATTCTTGTACCAGATAGAGCTTGTTATCCTGAAATGGTTCCAGCAAAAAACCTTTATAAAAATGTTTCAGAAATTGAGGGTAAATTTAAAGCTGGTGGTCTTATTGTAGATGAGCCGGAATATTTTTTGAAGTACGATAATAATATTAACAAAATAATGGAAATCATTTATGAAAATTCTGGTTGCAGGAAGTCCGACTAACGGAGCGGATAAATTGTGTATCAAACACGATGTAGGTAAATTGTATTCAATCTTAAATGAAAAGAAACATATTGCAGAATGGGAGCGTGGTCAATTCCTTTTAGTTGATAGTGGTGCCCATAGTTGGAACAAAAGTACAATCAATAAGGTTGGAATGCACGGCAGTAAAAAACTACCTGATATTTATACACACGCCAAGGAGTATATGGAGTTCATGGAAAAGCATAAGGAGAAAAGAGTAACCTTTGTAGAATTGGACTGCTATGGTAATATGCCTAAAGATTACATTGATGGAATGTACAAAGACATAAAATCAATGAAAGGTAACTTTGAAATTATGCGAGTGTACCATCCAATCTTAGATGGCGGAGATATGTCAATATTGAAAGGCTGGATTGATGAAGGTCAACCTTACATAGGACTTGGATTAGAAGCGATGCCAATGTTTGATAAAATTTTTGCACTAACAAGAGATAAAATCAAATATCACGGCTTTGCTATGACAAGAGTTGAAGTGATTGAAAAGTATCCATTTTTTAGTGTTGACAGTACCACACCTATATCAACTGTGATTTTTGGCACAAGGACCAAAAAATATTTAAAAGTTTATGGACGTGATGAAATTGTAAGGCAAAGAAGTCCTCGTATTTTAACCGAGGATACTGCAAGGCTTGAAGAGGCAATCATTGACGTAAAAAGAACAGAAAATTATATAACAGCCCTTTGGGAGAAACGCGGAGTAATATGGAAATAATTAAATTAAACACCTCAGAAATCACCTCACCATCTTGGCATACAAACGAAGATGAAGCTTCAAAAATGATAAACCTAAAAAGGAGTATTGTTACTATTGGACAGGTTAAACCTATCCTTGTGCAAAAGAAACTTGATGGAGGTTATCAATTAATAGAAGGTAGAAAGATTCTTAAATGTATGCTTGAATTAGGTAAGACAGAAGTTTATGCCGTTTTGGTTGATGGCAATGAACGCCTAATTAATGCAATGGTTAATAAAATCACTTTTGATACTGATAATATTGCATTCAGTGAAATGGTTAACGAACTGCAAAAAGAATTTCCCGTCTATTCACTTTGTAATTATTTGCCTTTCACTGCCGAGGAATTAAAAAACTTCCATAAATTGCATAACTTTGATTGGAGTGAGTATGATAAAGAAGTGAAAATTAATCAAACAAGTATGTTTGGAGCTGACGAGGATATTGATATGCCTGAATTAACAGTTGATAAGGCACCTGAACCTACAGAACCTCAGGTATGATTCATTTAACTATTGCACATCTAATCGTATTAATAAATAGTTGGAAATGGCCAAACAAACGGAACCGGAAAATAAATTAGGAAAGGCACCTGCTTTTCAAATGTACGCCTCAGATTTTCTTACTGACACCACAGAGTTAACGGTATGTGAAGTTGGTTGTTATATTAGATTATTACTTTATCAATGGATAAATGATGATTTGCCGAATGATGTTAGACGGTTGTCCTTTATTTGTGGTGTCAGTGTAGATGAGATGGAAAGTTGCTGGAAACTAATTACTCATAAATTTATTTTAAATGATAAATTTAGGCTGTATAATCCACGCCTACATGAAACAAAAGTCAAACAAAACATTTACAGAGAAAGCCGTTCAAAGGCAGGTAAAGCAGGTAATCAAGCTAAAAGAATCTTAAATGGTGAACCTATTTTAGAAACAGTAACTAAGGTTGATAAAAAGGTTTTAGTTAAAAAAATTGAGATAGTCGAATACCCTTGGTTGTCAGAGGAGTTTGTTATCGCTTGGGAGAGATGGAAAACTTATAAGAAAGAGGAAAAGAATCAACGCTACAAAACAGCATTAAGCGAAACCCAAGCCTTAAGAAGATTATACGGAACCACACAAGGAAACGAAGCCTACGCCATTGAGTGTATTGATTTAAGCATATCAAGACAATGGCAAGGAGTTTATGCAGACCACGAATTAAAAGCAAAGTATGAGCAAGGAAATAGCCAAAACAGCAAACCAGGGTATAATCCTGGCGCCATCAACAACTTATATGACTTGTCTAACGAGTCTAATAAAACCTGATGGCCAAGTAGATACAAAAGTTGCACTTGATTTTATGAAGCAACAAGCCCAAATGACCGTTATTGAGTCATTTAAAGGTAATACGCTGGCTTTAATCAAACAAGGCGATGAGCGTTCTTTATTTCAAGCACTGAACGCCTTATTGCACGCCACAAACCTTGCTTTAAATGTAGCCCACAAATTAAATGAGTTCCAAGCGTTTGATATCATTCAAACTTTAATGACAGATTTCAAACACGTTAAACTTGAAGAATTAATCTATATATTTAAGCAAGGCAAAAAAGGAGTTTATGGACCTCACTATAATAAACTTGATATTGAAACTATTTGTGGTTGGATTAATGGCTATTTTATATCTGACGAGTACAATGATTACCTGGAAAATAGACACAGAAAACCTGTTGAAAAAGTCGAACTCACAGAAGAACAAAAGGACAATTGGAAGGAGACCATTTCTAATTTTAAAACTTTTACAAAGGAAAATAAAATTAAAAGTGAACCAGTCATTGTTAATAAAGTCAGTAAAAACGTATTTAAAGAACGCTTTGAAGTTTATGCAAAAGGATTAGATGAACGAGAATTAAAAGAATTATTTAGGCAGTACCAAAACAATGCTCCTGATTATGCGGAAATAGTTAAAAACGAATTAAAATCAAGAAAAAAATGAACCAGTCAATACCAGATTTAATCAACAAAGCCCATTCAACAGCAAAGGAAAAAGGTTTTTGGAATGATGTTACAATTGAATTCCAAGCCCAATGTATTATTTTAATTATTTCAGAAGTTACAGAAGCCTTAGAAGCTTTAAGAAAAAACAACTTTGGAGAGGTTGATAAATTCAATAACTGTTTATCTAAAGAAACCTTTCCATCTTGTTTTTCTGAGTACATAAAGGATTCGTTTCAAGATGAGATGGCAGATGTTTGCATTAGAATTTTTGATTATGCTGGTGGCTTTGCAATGAATATGGAGAAGTGTGATAAAGGTATTGAAGAATATTCTTTAATCAAGTACTATAATGCAGAAATGGAAGCCTTAGCAGGGTTAAAAGTAGAGCATATTCCAAGTTATTTATTGGGCATTATCCGCACTCTAACGGACTTGAAATATAACCTATGGCATAGCCAGTATTTAGGTGAAACTCTTGCAAAAATACACCATTTAATGCAATCTTTAGGGTACGATTTAGAGGCTCATATCTATATGAAAATGCAATTTAACGCCACTCGCGGGTTTAAGCACGGAAAGTCTTTCTAACTGAGAATCAGCAAGTTGCAAAAATATAGTGAATTTCCTAATATTTTAATTTGACAGGTGTAAAAGGTTGTCTATATTTGTGAAAGAAACATTAAAACAAAGCAAAATGGACAATTTAACAAACGCAATTTTAGAAAAGGCAAATGAGGTTATTAAAGACAATGGTTTTAAAACCTTAAAAGTATTAACTAAGCCTACAAGAGCTATACAGTTCTTAGTTACTCCTGATTTCACATTAAGTTATTTTGGTAAAAATTATTATGCCTTCGCATACGGTACAGCCTATAAATTAGTTAAATAATAACCCTTAAAACAAAGCAAATGAAAGTATTAATCCAACCTATCATTAAAATTGATAAAGAGAAAAAAAGCAAATGTGAATTTCACATCATTGCAAAAAAAAGCGAAAACCATAAATTGTTAATTGTTGCTAAATCCAAAAAGGATAAATACAACCGTAAAGCAGGAGAGATTCACAGAAGTGGAACCATTGAAATAGCCTTACGTTATGGTAAACAGTTAGATGGTCTTTTCAACAAAAGAATGAAACGTAAAATTGATTTCTTACTTGATATGGTATTCGGAAAAGACCGTACACAAATGCCAAACTTTGATAAATTAGGACGTGTTGAATTTAAAAAACCAAGCAACTAATATGAAATATCTAAAAATACAAAACAAAGGAGAATTAGATATTCGTTTAATCGCCTTAATGGGAGGAACAACAAAGACTGGCAATGATTACAAAATTGGACAGTTTGGCACGGGCTTAAAATATTCATTGGCATATTTGCTAAGAAACAATTTAGATTTCCATATCCTAATTGGAGAAAAGGAAGCCAAAATACATCTTGAACGTGAAGTGATTAAAGAAGAGAATTTTGACATCATTTGCATTGACAATAAAAGAACCTCAATCACTACAAAGATGGGTTTAGAGTGGATGCCCTGGATGATTGTACGTGAACTTTGGTGTAACGCCTTAGACGAGGGAGAAGCTTCAAAGGATGAGTTTGACTACATTATTGGCAGTGATACAAAATTTGAAGGTAAAGATGGTTACACTACATTCTATATCCAAATCACAAAAGAAGTAAAAGAGGTTATGGATAATTGGAGTACATATTTTATTCACAATGTTCAACCTTTATTTGAGAATGGTGATTACAGTATTTATCCAGGTGGCAATGATTTGCGTATTTATAAACAAGGTGTTCTAATTAGCCAACAAGTAGGTAAAAGATGTTTATTTAACTACGGGTACAAAAGAGCTGAAATAAACGAGCTTAGGGAATTTAAGGGTTCTACTTCGCAAGTTGTTTTCCAATCGCTTAGAAACATGAATGAGAAGTTAGTTACCTACTTTTTAGAAACTGTAAAGGAACACCACTTTGAAGGCTCAACTGATTGTGATTATAGCTGGTATGATTCCTTTGGAGAGAGTTGGAAAGTAGCAATAGGAGAATCAAAGTTAATTCATACAGAGGCAATCAAATCTATTCATGAACGAGGCCTTACAATAGATACTGAAGGAATGTTAATTGTACCTAAACAAGTATATGAAGCATTAACCAAAAACTTTGACGGCATTGGCGCTCTTAGAACCTCACAGGGTATGAATGAGTTCTATGAAACATTCAATCAAGAAGTAGATGCAAAAGTTAAACAAGGACTTGTAATCTTGGAACAAGTAGGTTACTATTTTAACCCTGAATTAAAATTTGTTTTTGGTGTGTTTGGAGATAAATACATTAACGCCCAAATAAATGTAACAACCAAGGAGGTTTATATTAGTGATAACTTTATAAATAAATCACTGTTTGAGATTTGCGCTATATTGATTGAGGAGTCTGAACACTTCAACACTCACTTCTCAGATTGTACAAGACAATTCCAACAGCATTTTATCAACTTATATACCCAACAGTTATTAAAAAATGGAGGTGTTGAACTATGATAGGATTCATTAATAGCTAGACCAAATGGTACACTGATAAAACTGCAAGGTTTAAGGAAATTAAAATTGAGATTTTAAAATGTACGCCTGAGGGTAGATATAAATTAGCAGAAATGAGAATAAGGGCATTGAAAAAAATGCAAAATATTTTTAATATCGCGGCAGCTATTACAAGAGCCTTTACATTGGAAACTGATAAAACCATAGAAATATTTGAAACGGCTAATAAAACCTTAAATTCAATCTCAGAAATTTGTTTACAAGATGCTCGAAAGAAAAAAGAAGATTTGTATAAAGTGCAAGATGCCTCAGTTCATATGGGCAAGGAAGATGTGCAAAGGATGCGACCAAGCTATAAAGTCTACCCAGGAGTTGGATACCAAGAAGCACCACTTGAATGGTTTAGAAACGAAAACCTTTACAACAAATACCACGAAGCCCAAGCAAAAAGGATTCAAATGGAAGAGGAAAACAACAGGAGAGAAGGCAATGTTTCTGGAAATATGGACGGAACGTGAACACATTTGCACCAACTGCCAATGTTACTTAGGAGATGAACCAATGGCACACTTCTTTGCTCACATACTTGCAAAGGGTAAGTTTCCAGAACTAAGATTAGTAAAGACCAATATAATGTTACTTTGTTTAGATTGCCATTTTGCATATGACCACGGAACCAAAGAACAGTACAATAAAAGAAAACAACCAAAAAAATAAAACATGGCAAAAAAAACACTAACACCTGAAGAAGAAAAAAAATTGAGAGATGCAATGTTTACAAAGGCAAGGAAACTTGAAGAGTACCACAAGCAAATCAAAACGATGCACCCTACGGACTATATCAAAAGGATGCAACCTTATTTTAATGCCATTGTAGGTTACAAGAAAAAAAACAAAATTAAAAACACAATGGAAGCGGCTATTGAATTGTGTCAAGGAACAAAAACGGATGCCATTAAGGTGTGGTTACTTGCAACGGCTGTGGAAATGATTAAAAACCAACCAGATGAACCAGGAAAAGAAAATACAGGAGGATAAGTTTGTCATTATGGAGCCTAATGGAGCAATCACAGTGGTCATGGCTTCTGATATGCTTAAAAGGATTAAGGATGATAATTGTAAAGATACAGTCATGGGCAAATTAATACCTATGACAGAGGTTACCAAAGTTGAAAAGCTGCAAATGGAAGTTGAAAAGCTACAAAAGAAGTCTGTTGATACCAAAAATAGATTGATGAGTCTGGTAAGACAAAACTCACATCTTTTAGCAAACAGAAGTCAACAAAATCTTATTTACAATTTTAGAGAAATGATTTTTAAAGAATTATAATATGGAAATACAATATACCAAGGCTCATATTGCTGATTTAGAACGTTCAATAGGTGAGTTCAATGAAAAAAGAAAAGAATTAACAACTCAAAAAGTTTCATTAGAAAGTAATTTAAGTGAATTAAAAAGTCATAGAAATCCTAAACGTATAGACAGAAATCTTGAAAACAGCATTGAAGAAGTAAAAAAGAGGTTAGGTGAATTGAATAATTTAATTCTTGATATTAATGAAAAAAAGAGAAAAAAATCAATTCTAAAACAGGATATTGAAAAGGGTTTAAAGACTGGTAAGGTTTTGCCATCAATGCCAGCAGAAGCTTATCAAATACACAGAAACGAGGATTCTTGTAATAAGTTAAGGCTTGATATTTTAACTTTGAAAGATAAATACCTTGATTTTGCAGGAGACCACACGAGGGTTTCAAGTATGCGACAAATGTCTGCTGATTTTGTTAAGGAGTTAGAGGGAATCTTAAAAAATAAAAGATGAAACTATATAATTTGTTCAGTAAAAATTCAACTGACAATCATTTAAAAACAGCCCAACAAAGGGCAAAAGAACAACAGAAACACAATAAAGAAATATTTGAAAAATCATATTATGGCCAAATCCAATTACGCCTTAGAGCTATTAGAAGAAGAACTTAAAACAGTAGAAAGAGTTTCAATGAATGCTGGTAAGGTAAAAAATAGTGAGTACTTTGAAAAGCTGGAAAAGAAAACAGCGGCAAGGATATGCGACTTAAAAGAAGCGATTAATTGCTTAAAAAAACACTTAACAGTTGTAAAATAAAAAGATATTTCATACTTTTGTTATATGACATTAGATAATGAAAACGAGCGAAATAATTAAAACCTACGGTGAACCAGGTGATATCAATAACCTAACAACAATCACTCTGCCTTATCCTATGCGGATATCATGGGATTTGACAAAGACGGTTAATAAGATGCAGTGCCACAAACTTGCGGCGGCATCTTTAACTAAGATTTTCAACGAGTTGCTAATTACTTACGGATTGACAGAGTTACAAAGGTTAGGAATTGATTTATTCGGAGGTGGTTATAATTTCCGTAAAATGCGGGGAGGTAGTGAGTGGAGCGTCCATTCTTGGGCTTTGGCTATTGATTTAGACCCTGTTAGAAACTCATTAAAAGCAACAAGTAAAACGGCACAGTTCGCAAAACCTGAATATCAAAAAATGATTGACATTTTTTATAAAAATGGTTGGTATTCTTTAGGAAAAGAAAAGAATTATGACTGGATGCACTTTCAATTCGTAAAACCTTAATATGTGGATGAAAAACAATTCTCATTGGTTAGTATTCTCAGGAATGTCAATCATTATGGTTATTATGCTACCTAAAGGCTGTGAAAACAAACAGCAAGCCAACCACAATGACACCATCTTTGTAAAAGGTAAACCTATTGTAAATAATTATGAGTTTACAAATCCAACACTCATAAAGGAAAAGGTTATCATTTACGACAGTACAAAAAAAGTCCTTACTAAAAAAGACAGTGACCTAATTGTAATTGATTACCTTAAAAATAGGTTATATCAAGACTCCATTGTAACGGATAGCACTAAGGTAATATACACCGCAGAGGTAGAAAAGAATACCTTAAAGGATATAAAAATTACCTATAAGTATAAACCTACCCAAATAAAGATTACCAAATATAAATACAATGCCTTATACCTAGGTTTATCACCAGCAGTTACAAATCAAAAGGACATCAGTTTAGGAATGAACTTCTCATTCGCTTGGAAATTTGGCCAAGTTGGAATAGTTGCAGACCCTTTCAAAAGAAATTACTACCTTAGCGTATCGAAAAGATTATCTTTTAAATGAGTGATAAATATGAATTTGAAGCAGTTAGAAACCTTTTCCTTGCCATTTGTGATTCATATAGCGAGGGAACACCACTCACGGATAGCTTTAAAAAGAATCGCATTAAGCCACAAACATTCTCAAAATGGTTAGACGAGAATCCAGAATGGGAAAAGGACTTCGAGAAAGCTCAAAACAGCTTTACACGTTTTCAAGAGTTAAACATAAGAACCAAAGCTTTGAACTCATTCGAAAAGCTCGTAACCGGCTTCACAGAAATTGAAATAACCGAGGAATTTGTTCCTACATACAGTGACACGGGTGAGGAAGTAGGTAAAAAAATTATCCGTAGACAAGAGAAAGAAAAATATTTTCCACCTCAGGCTAATGCGGTTATCTTTGCTTTACAAAAGTTAATACCTAAGACTTATGCAGACCCAAGCAAATTACTACCAGAAGCACCACAAGAGATTGAAGAACAAGTATTTAAAATAGGTAACCAAACAATTAAATTCTAAGATGCAGTTAACAATAGGAGAAAAATTTGAAATGATGTCCGTAATCTCACAAATGGACGAGATATGCAAAGCCCATGTAGGACCTTACACCTTACAATTTTGGAAAGACATCAAAACACAAATAAAAACTAAATGTAATCTTACTGATTGGGAACTATTCCAACAAGACCAACAAGAGTTTTCTAAATCTATAAACAGAGATAGCCCTTGTGATGATACCCGTAATTAATAACCTAAAAATAAACAAACAATGAAAAAAATCACACTTGCAAACGGACAAGTAATGTTCGTAAAGAAAGAAGGCATTAAAACTGCCAAAGTAATTAACGGAACTAAGAACCAAGCAGAGTTCTATATCATTCTCGATTACATAGGAGAAGAGAAAGGAACTTTTGTAGGTCCGTTCCAAAGCCAAGAACAAGCGGAAAACATTATCATTAACGATTTAGCATAATGGCAGCAGAGTTCACAGACAATACACCTATGCCTTTCGGTAAATACAAAGGGCAAGCCTTAGCAAATGTACCAGCAGAGTATCTTATGTACCTTTACGATAATAATAAGGTTATAGGGCACCTGAAGAACTATATCGAGGATAATAAAGATGTCCTTGCAATAGAGTTAAAAACTAACAAACAGATAAGAGCATGATAAACATTTTTATATGGTTCCTTTGCTTATCACTGACTTGGTTAGTTGTTATGAACGAACGTGATAACAGCAAAGGTAAGAAATCCTTTACCACATACATACACAGATTTATCGTATGTCTTGTCACGGTAGCGGTGTGCGAAAGCGTGGTATGGATTGTTAAATGGGCTTATAGCCATTTGTAAACGGATAATAAAAATAGGTTTCCAAGGAATTCAATGGTTGTATGGCTAAGCGGTCGCATGAGAGATGACAAAAGTAGTAGAAAAAACGATATTTGAGCCACAGGCAAAGCAACAAGAGTTCATTGATGCGGTGTTTAGTGGAGAGGCAACCACAATCTATTATGGTGGAGCAGCAGGTGGTGGCAAGACTTATGTCGCTATCGCTGTTCTTATCCTATTAGCTAAATTATTTCCTGGAAGTTGTTGGTGTATTGTCCGTAAGGATATGCAAAGGCTTAAAAAAAACACGTTCAGGTCTTTTTACAAGCTCTTACCCAAGGGATTCATGACAAACTTTACAGATAATGTAGCCTATTTTAAAAATGGGTCTACGATTATCTTTTCAAGTGAGAACTATGACAAGGATAAGGATGCCAATTGGATGGATGGATTTGAGCCTAATGGTTTCCTACTTGAGGAGTCACAGGAGTTAAAAGAAAACACATTTAGGAAATCTAAATTAAGAGCTGGACGTAATATCATTGAACCTATGCCACCACCCTTGGTAATTGTGACGGGTAACCCTAATCAATCTTGGAGTAAAAAAGAATTCTATGAAAGGTTTATGGATGGTACTTTGCCTAAGAAGTATAAATATATCAGAGCCTTAATGTCTGATAATAAAAAGCTATCAAAGGACTATATCGAGAACATGGAAACTCTCGACCCTTTTACCAGGGCAAGATATGTGGAGGGAGATTGGGACGTGGTAGATACAGAAAAACCTTTTGCGTATATGTTTGACTTCACTAAACACGTTGATGAGTTTGAGGATAAGCCACAAAAGAATATGCCTTTATGGTTATTCTTTGACTTTAATAAAGACCCTATCACTTGCATCGTTGCTCAAACAGTAAAGAACCACTCCATTAAAGTGTTCAGGGAATTTAGAATACCTAATGCAGACATAAAGGAATTATGCCATCAAATAATTGCAGCATATGGACATGATGATTACCATTTCCAAGTAGGTGGTGATGCCAGCGGTAATGTAGACCAAGCATTGGAAAAGCATAAGACCTACTATACCGAGATAATGAAGTATTTAGGTTTAGTTAAAACACAATTATACCTAAGGACAAAGAACCCTGGTATATCTAACAATCGTATTTTAGTAAATGCTTTATTAGAAAGATTACCTTATTTAAAACTCAACAGAAAGTTATGCAAGTACCTTATTCAAGATTTGCAGTTCGTTGAGGTTAACGATAACAATGAGATAGATAAGAAAAAGGATAAGCATAAATCACATTTACTTGACTGTTTTCGTTACCTATGCGATATTACTCAACAAGGATTTGTCAGGATTAAAACATGATAGGTAAGATGCAGTTTCACAGGGTATGGATAGATGACTCAATGGTAGAGCATCGTGCCAGACTTTCATTCTTTTTAGATGATGTAACAGAATACGAGGAGTACGTTTATACAGATGGCTTCAAAAAGAACTTAGCCACTAAAATGTATGTAACCTTAAATCATGAACGTACATATATCCTTGAATTTGATTACGATAAATTTGATAAAATTATTACCGATTTCTTAAATCGTAAAGACTTAGATAACCTATACACTTGTTTAAATTAAATTCATAAATTTGTTTTATGGAATTAATTGATAACAGCAAAAATCCAAAACTTATAAAATCATATGAAAACCTTGAAAAAGGTATTGTGTTTTATAGTATGGCTAATCCTTTAGAAGTTTCCAGTCTGCGTGGTGTTGCAGCTGAACGTTCAAAGCGTTTCGCAGATATGAAAATATCAGAGACCACAATGAAAGCACTGATAAAGGAAATCAAACGTTCAATTAATGTTGAACAGGACTTTGTTAAGGCATTTGGTATTGTTCAGGAGATTGATTTGCGTTTAGAAATGATAGCAGAGGAAGAAAGTATTTTAGAGTTAGTAAAACTTTACTATTTCCTACCTGATGAAGACCCGAATATTCCAGACGATACACACGATAAGGAAAAGAGTAAAATATTTAAAGAGCATCCTGAGGTCAAAGCTTTTTTTTTGCAAATTGGCATAATACTTTTGGACAAGTTTTCACTGAAGTCCGAAGACGATGTCCTAATCTATTTGGAAAAGACGAAGGACAAGGCACTAAGGATTCTCCAATATTTGCCTTAGCTGATTTAGATGAGTTTGAGGACCACATCAATAAATTAATATTTAATGTATGTGATGGCAAACCAACAGAAATTAAAGCATTAGAGCAAAACACATATTTAGAGTTCTGCGGTATAATTGACAAGTATTTGGAAAAGGTTAAAAGGCATAATGATTACATAAAAAAATTAAAAGCTAAACACAATGGCTGATGTATTTAAAACCATATTTGAAATGGACTCTCAAGGAAATAAAGTCCTTGAGGAGTTAGATTTAATCAATTCAAAATATAAGACAGTAAATACGTCTATGCGTGAACAAGAAAACACGCTGGACAAACTCGTTACCCTTGAGAAGCGTCTTATCCAGGATAGAAAAGGCTCCACAAATCCTAACCAAGCCATTGCCTATACGAATGAGATTAAAAAGACTCAGGCACAGATTAAAAAATTATCTGATGAATTAAAAGCTGTTCAAGTTGAGGAAAAGAAAGTTGGTGAAGAAGCCACTGTATTAGATAAACAATTAGAAACGGCGTTTCAAGTAACAAGTATCAACGCCTTAAATAATCAATTAGATAAAGTTGAAGGTAATTTAAAAGACACAGGAACGGCAGCACAAAAGGCTGGAACAGATGCTTCAAAGGCTTATGTTAATCCTTTACGTCAAATTGAATTATTAAAAACTAAATTATTTGAGTTAAAAAACGCTCAATTATTATCCAATACCCAAGAGGAGTTTGACACGTTAACAAAAGATATCCAGGAAACAGAAACAGAGGTAATCAAGTTAGAAAAGGAATTATCTAAGGGCTTTGATGGTGATAAGGTGCAATCTTTACGCTCACAATTAAAATCCTTAAAGGCTGATTTAGCAAATGCCACAGACCCTGAGGAAATTATACGTTTATCAAAGGCAGCTGGTGAATTAACGGATAGAATACAAGACGCCAATGATGCTGCCAATGTGTTTGCCACTGATTCTCCTTTTGAAGCGGTAGGCAATGGATTAGGTAGTGTAGCCAGCAAATTAGCAAACTTAGATTTCGCAGGTGCAGCCCAACAAAGTAGGTTGTTGGTAAATGCCTCAAAACAAATCACATTCAAAGAAACATTGACTGGTATTAAACAGTTAGGACAAACCTTATTCAATGTAGGTAAAGCATTATTGACAAATCCTTTATTCTTACTTGGTGCAGCCGTATTGTTAATCATTACAAACTTTGATAAATTAAAAAATGCTGGTGGTTTAGTAGGTGTAATATTTAAAGGTATTGGTGATACCGTACAGTTTTTAATAGATGGCTTTTTTGAACTTACTGACGCCATAGGATTGACATCAGTAGCTTTACAAAAATTAAATGAACAAAAGATTGACAAGTTAGCTGAACAATTAGATGGTGATATTAAAACTTTAGACAGGTTTTCAAAGGCAGTAAAAGCCACAGGTAAAGATGTCGAGGATATCGAGAAGCGAAAACAACAAGCTATCATTGAAAGTACATCTAAACAAATAAAACTCTTAGATGAAATAACCGAAGCCACAAGAGGCGCCACAAAAGAACAAGAGAAGCAGCGTAAGGAATTAGTTGATGCTAATTTTGACGCTCAAAATGATTTATATATCATTGAACAAGAAGGTCTTGCAAAACGTAGAGATGCCAACAAAAAATATGCTGAACAAGTTGCCAAAGTATTTGAGGACTTGAATAAACGTATTAAGGACCTTACCACAAAGAATGAGGAGTTTGCTATCAATTTTAAAACCGATGGAAACGAAGCCCAATTAAAACGTGCCTTTGATTTGCGTAGGAATTTAGAGAATGAGGATATTGCAGCATTAAGAAAAAAGGCACAAACAGAGATTAAGGACCAAACAAATTTAACAAACGCCTTGTTAAAGATAGATGAGATATCACGCCTTACAACTAAAAACAGAGAACAAGAATTAGGTCAGCAGTTGTTAGATATACGTTTAAAAAACGGGCAAGAGATTATTGAAAGAACAAAGACTCAAGCGGATAAGCAAATTGATATTTATCAAGCAGACCAAAACGCCAGCGAGTTCTTTGTCGCTTATAATAGATTGGAAATACAAAAGAAATATTATAAGGATTCAATTGCATTATTAGAAAAAAATATTGCTGATAAAAAAGCATTAGGTTTAAAAACCGTTGAAGATGAAAAAGCCTTATCAGCCTTAAAACTTGAGGCAGCTACCGAAGAAGCAAAGGGAAAAGATGCTTTAAATAAAATTGAATTAGCGGACAGAGAAAAGTCCATTGATGCAGAATTGGCAAACGTTCAAGCAGGTTTAATTCGTAGAAACAGATTACAAAGCACTCAAATTCAAGTGCAAATTGAGGCTGAACGTTCAAGATTAGCTGCCATGATTGCAAGTGGTGAAGCAGAGTTTGAAGCTATTCAAGCCCAACAAAACAAAATTTTACAATTAGAAAAGGATGTTAAGAAACAGCGTATTAATGAAGCATTAGATTTCACTAAACAAATCATTGATGCCGCTATTCAAGCCACTGACCAAATTTTAGCAGCAAAACAAAAAGAAGTTGAGGGTCAAATCCGTTTACAAGAGGATAGGGTATCACAAGCCAAAGACATTGCTCAAGATGGTAACGCTGAATTGTTGGAGGAAGAGAAAAAGCGTTTGGAAGCCTTACAAAAGGAGCGTGAAAAGTATGTAAGAGCTCAACAAGCCCTTGCAGTTGTAGAGTTGATTGCCAATACTGCCATCACTGTATCAAAGGCCGCTGCCGAGGGTGGTGTCGCTGCTGGTGTAACGATTGCCGCTGCCTTAATTGCATTAATTGGAGGT